GTTGATGCGGAGGCAACGACTCAAGCGTTTATAACGTCAAACGAGCAGCGTTTTAAATCCTTGCGTGATTTAAACATGGCCATTGAAGATGCCAAAACCCTTGGGCTTTCTACAAAAGACATTGTTGTTTCTTTAAAAAAAGCAAAGACACCCAATCTTGGGATGGTTATGGCGGGAAAGTTTAATGCATTCTTTCCAAGCAGCGAAACCATTGCAGAAGCTTTAAGAGGCAATGAAAACAAACTTGCTAATCCTTTAGACTTTGAATCAATTGGCCAACAATTTGGTGAGTTTCAAGGTAAAGATTTCAGACCAGAAGCTGCAGCCGAAGCACAAGCTGCACAACAACTTGCGGCTCAACCCCCTGCACAGGCACAGCCTGCGGCTCCAATGCCTCCAGCACAAGCTGGCACACCACCTGGGCCAACTCAACCAGGCGCTTCTGTACCACCGGCACCGCCTCAGTCACTCTTTGACCGTGGCATAGATGCCTTGAAGCAGGTAGAGTTAAACAAACTCATGGGCATAGATTAATTTGATCCCTCAACGCGCACCGAAAAAGAGTAAGTACTTCGCCAAGAAGACTGAGTACGATGGCATCATGTTCGACTCAAAGCTTGAGGCGGCACGCTATAAAATACTTAGGCGTTACGAAGATGCCGGTGAGATCTCTGATCTAGAGGTACAGGTAGACTTTCCCTGCATAGTCACAGTAGATGGTGAAGACAAAAAGATCTGCTCATACGTTGCAGACTTCCGCTACAAGCGCGATGGTGAGGTGGTGGTAGAGGATACTAAGGGTGTGATCACCCAGGTATTCACGCTCAAGAAGAAGCTTGTTGAGGCGCTATACCCAGGGACCAAGATACTGATTGTTAAAGACCCACGCGCCTGGGACTAAAACCCAGGCGTGCTCTCATCCATGTTGTCATAGTAGCTGCCTGGAAACTCAGCCCTAATCTTCTCGCCCTCGATCATCATCTGGGTATTGAAGTTAGTCTTAGATAGCTCCCGCATCTCTGCGCTACTGTACTCATACTCAGCCCCCTCTGGGCCTTTGCCATTGAAGAACTCCAAGATACCTGCTCGATAAGCCATGCCGTCAGGCGTGCTTCTCTCAGGCATATGGTCTGCGTTGACCAGTGCAGGTATCCACATATGCTTTTCGCATCCAATACGCTGCTCATCAAGCGAGAGGGCATGGTTTCTCTTCTTGCACAACCACACCGCACCATTGGAGTTAGTAAGCGGCTTCACATGCACACAGTTCCTGCAGTTGCCTGACTCAGGTAGCCGCCGACCATAGTAGATGTCTTTGTACACACTAGGCTCATTCTTCATACGCCAATCTTTCTCTGAGCGGCGAGTGCTGGTGTCTGGCCTATCGCTGCAGATGATGCGTTCAGCTTTCTCTTGAGCACGCTCCCAGATTTGTGGCTTGTAATCGATGATTTCAGAGTATATCTCGCTGTTGTTTTTGTTCATCACTACAGCCATACACTTGGTTAGACCAAGCGCGCCCATGTAAGCATGGATCTGCACACGATATGAATCGCTCCAGTCCTCGTAGCTTTGTAGCTTAACTAGTTCTTTAAACCGCTTGTCGTTGGCGCTCTTGACCTCCATGAGAAGAACAACCTCTTCATCAGGGGGTGGCAGTACGCCCTTGAGAAGGCCATCACAGGAGCCTGCGAAGTGACCGCCAAGGAACGATGCCCTGAACTGGTTACCATCTGCATCATGCGAGGCTATAGATATAATCCCAGTGTCGCGGATGTTATCTACGATCTGGTCCTCGATGCGGTTGCCCAAGTCAAACAAGCGCAGCATCCTGCCGCCGAATGTAGATGGTAAGCACCAGCGGAATCCCATCCACTGTCGGTACTCATCATCATCTCCTATGCCACTGAACCCTAGGTGTCCACGGTTACGGCCTTCCTTTGCGGCAATGGCTTCATCGATCTTTTCAAAAATGGACGCTGATAACATTCCAGTATTTCCCCTCTTTTCTTACAGTGATTTGTTTAATGTGATTCATATTGTTCTGGACGTTCACTTGATGCACAGCCCAGTCAATGTCTGCAGGGCATTTGTACTGCTTGGTCAACGCCCTCCACTTCTTCTCTGCCATCATCCCAGCCTTACCCCTCATGCCCAGCATGATCGGCATACTCTGCGGCCAATACTCACCAGGCGTTGAGAACATGACGTTAAGGTATTCATTGCCACTCTTCGATACCTTTTTCTCAGCAGTCACATAGTCAATGTCTTTAATCTTCTCTAACTTCTCAGCGGGATCTTCTAGTTCATCTGATAAGACAGAACCTGCGGCTGCTTGCCTGGATGTGGCGGCATCCTTCTCTTCTTCCATCGCGCTTATCAGTAGTTGCTGCTCTTTCACCATCTGCTTCACACGATCAGCGCCACACTCAACACAGGTGTATACATCGTTGTCGTTCACACCTACACACTCATCGCAGATCCATATCTTGGGAGTCTTGCTCTCTTCCTTCTCAGGCGTTGGTGGTTTAGCTGTATCAATACACCCATGGCGCTGCATGTTTTCGCCATAGTCCAGTAGCATGCAGTCTTTCTTGTCTCCCCATGTACGCATGCCTCGACCACAGATCTGTATGTACAGGCCAAGCGATTTAGTGGGCCTGAGTAGTGCTATGCAGTCAGTTCGCGGGGCATCCCATCCCTCAGTGAGAACAGCTACATTACATAGCGCGTTGATCTTGCCGTCCTCAAAACGCTCAAGGATTTCTTCTCGCTCTGCTTGTGGGGTTTCCCCCGTCACTACAGCGGCCTCAATGCCTGCTTGCTGCAGGTACATGCACATCTTATTGGCATGGTCTACTGTGATACAGAAGAACACACTGCTTAGTCTGCCCTTGCTGTACGCCTTGTCTATCCAGTCATTGATGATGGCCAGCATGGTCTGATCTTCCATGGCAAGCTTGGCAATGTCGGACTCACGATAGTCGCCACCTTTGAACTTGACCCGCGCAGTAGATGCATCGATCACGGCATCATCTGCTACTTGGAATGCAGACAAGCGACAGAGATAACCTTGCTTGATCATCTCAGGTATACCTACCTTGTAAGCTACGCCTGAGAAGAAGTGATCATCTAGGCCATAGATAAAGCCTTGGCCCATGCGAAATGGTGTAGCTGTTACGCCTAGAATCTTAGGCTCAATCCATTGTTCATCATCAAAGTGTTGAAAGATCTTGCGGTAACGTGTCTTTGGATCTGGCGCAACGTGGTGGGCTTCATCAACAATGATGTAATCGAAGTGACCGCTAGACCCCAAACGCTTTGGTGTGGCCAAGGTGTCACGGCTGGCGATAACAATACGGGCATCTACTTCAAACTGGTTAAGTCCAGCAGCCACAATGCCTGACGGGGCGCATGACCAAACTTTCTTGAGCTTGTCATCTGCCTGTGACACAAGCTCTTGCCGGTGTGCCAAAATTAAAACCCTGCAATCAGGCTCTCGTTCAAACAACTGCTTGATCAGGTTAGCAAAGACTACAGTCTTGCCAGCACCTGTGGGTAGGACGATCAGTGGGTGCGTGTCTTGGGTTTTAAACCAGTGCAGCGCAGCATCAATAGCTTCTTCTTGATAGTATCTTAACTTCATTAGTGACATACCACTGGTTCTAATTGATCTTCAATTTGCTTCAGGGTTGTTAATAAGAAAGGGCTTAAGAACTCAATGCGCTCATTAGCTATGAGGTAAGTGGCTGCATAGATCATCATGGTTTCTGCAAACACATCAGGATCTAGATCATCTGCAATACCTGCCATGTTCTTAATAAGTTCAAGGGCGTACTGGTATTCTTCGTTTGCACCAGGCATTTCAATTTCAAATTCTTCATTCATTTTACAATAGCTCCATGAGCATTAACGCCTTCGGCATACTCTTCACAATTTAAACAATAGAACCCCTCGCCTAGATCGTACTCAAGGTCGGGCTTGTAACAGTCTGTGCAATACAACTGCCCATAATCTAGGTGAGCAAGCGCCTCGCACACTGGGCAAGATTCATGGGTATACCATCCAGTTGGCGAGTCACAGTCTTCATACTCATCAGACTCTATCTCTACATCAGGATGCTTATCACAGAACTCTGCGTCCTTTACGTTCCACGGGGCGGCAGGGTCTGATGACTCTACCTTTTCGCGTGTTAGTTCATTCATTTTTGTCACCCTTAACTACAACGTAGTCTTTGGTTACTCGGCCAAGCTTTGGATTTCCTCTCTTATGCGGAGCAATATTAATCACCTTGTACACAACGCCGTATTCATCTTTATATTTTCGTGGATGACCAGCCACATCATGTTCTCTCACTCCATAAGGCTCGATTCGTTTAAGTTGCTTAGGGGCAACGACCATCCCCTTATTCTTAGGAACCGTAAGCTTAACTTTGTGGTAAGAGTTGTATGGAGTTACGTTTGTTTTTTTAGACTTTGATCCTTGAATGCCAGTAGATATAGGCTCTTCAACAAACCAGTCAAAGTTCATCAAACTCATGATGGCAACTACCCAAGAGTAGTTATGTACTTCCTCTGCTTGATCTAGATAAATACTAGAATTAACTTCGTTGTCTTGTATAAAATTATTAAGCCCTTGGTTCCACCTAGAAACAGCGCACTCCATGTCAGGAGAGAACTCTCCGTCAGCGTCCCCAAGAAACCAAAGTTTTTTAACAAGAGAATCTGAACCTATTTGAAGTCCGTTTTTTTCCCCATTATGAATTAACGGCCCCTCTTTACTCCATATATCGGTATAAGTTGAATTAGGACTTACACCAACAAGTTGATTGATTTTATGATTGGCAGGAGGAAGTCCAGCATTTTTTCTTCGATCTTTATT